ATCGCCTAGCATACCTGGGGTTTATAATTGCCATAGTCATTTCGGGGTTTACTATAAACCCTAATTGGTTCACATCTCTGGCTAACTTATCGAATGTTTCATCAGGTTCGCCCCACACAAGTGTTGTACCATCGGTAAGGCCTGCAGCCACACATATCGCTAACCCTAGATCAGTTATCCCTGGTTGAGGGTAACAGATCGTCAGGTCAATTATTTGCGGGTGCGGCCAAACTCGTCGTGAAGTTGCTAGGAACTTAAACTTGCTGACGCTACCGGTTTTAAATTGATTGTGTGTGTCGCTTCTACCATACAAGATTCGCCCTCTGAACTGATCTGTTTGTAGGTGAACAAGTCTTGCTATTTCTGTCCCACTTGTCACGTGGCAATCAGGTATTATAGGCCGATCATGGCTATCCACTCTTATTGTCAGATCTATATGCGTCGGAATGATTCCGCTGAGCGGAATACTGATTGGAAAGTGGTCATTCATTAGTAGGAATCGTTTATATCCTATCCATGCTCGAAGTGTTTGCGGCGTAAGACTGCTGTGCACATTGTCTACTGTTATATAGTTCACAAGTAAGTTTTTGTCAAAGCCAATTGGTCCAATAATGCGGTCTTGGATGCATATTCCTGTGCAGTGTTGAAACCTCGTGACTCCTGGCGCAACAAGGAATAGAACACCTAGAGCGCCAGAACCTAAAAGATCCACAGCTAGGTCCCAATTACCTATTAATGGATTTCCGTACCCATTGTTGCGAATATCGGTGACGATGACGTTTACAATCTCGTGTTCTGAGATCTCCAGTTTGAGATCTTGCCACAATTCTCTGATGGTTTCGACTCTCATTAAGTCGCTCTGCATAGTCCAGATAAACATTGCAAGGGCCAATGAGTTAGGATGTAAAGGTCCCACGTCGAGGTCAGGTGACAATGTCAAATATCGTAAGAGTCCCGGCTCATTGTTAGTTTTATCGTCTCGTTTAACCAATGGCATTATCAGACTGTATGCTGCTAGCATGTTGGCCTCAGTGTCTTGATCGAATAAGATCCCAAATGCTGTGACTCGGGGCGCGGGTTCTGCTCCTGTTCCAGCCTGAGCCATAATGTATGCGATGGAGTCACCTGATCGTCCAACTCGCCCTAACCGTTGCAAGTGGGCTGATGGGCCTGTTGGGACAGATCGGGGGTTTGATTCTAACCACATCCCTGAATAATCGTAGTCAATTGTCAGCGTAAGACCAAAATCAATCAAGCAGGATGGTGGTGGGTTGATAGTAATCGCCGTATCAACTATTGTTGTCGCCACGATAATCCCACTTGAGGGCACTGTGGGCTCAGCTGACGACATGGGGTATGACGTCAGACTCAATCGATCTAACGTCTGCCTCACCCGGGTTTGTGCGCTCATTGTAGGAACCACAATCAAAGCTCGTGACAACCGAACGGGTTCGTCTGTTGCCAGCAATGACAACAAATCAGGGAAATCTAAATTTGTGCGTACTACTTTCGTATTAAATCTTCGACCACCTGGTAATGTAAAGCGTCTCTCAGAGATTGGCATGCGCCCAGGAACTGGGGTCGCTGTTATGGTTAATCGTTTATGACTGGAGAATTTTGACCAAGCTCGCCACATGTCCATCTCTCCTAGGTGTTGCTCATCAAATATTACGAGATCCCCAGCACTTATCTCCCTGGGTATTCTGATCAAGAAATGCCCATATGTCCCGATTTTTACTCTTTGCTCGGGCAGATTGGGCACACCTTTATGCAATATCTGCACTAGTCCACCCAGTAGAAAAGGGTTGTCATATGAATCACGCGAGACAATGGTTGGGCAATTTAGCCAAATGGTTCCAATAAAGCCAGTGTTTATTATTGCTGCTATCAGGGCCGTTGATTTTCCGGTCCCGGTAGGGGCCACAACCAAGATAGGCTCAGTTTGTTTTTGATCGAGTAGCCACGGGGTAAAGTGGCTCACAAGATCACCCCAAGGGTGTGGCACAGCTATTAAATCGTGGGCCAAGCGAAATGGCCTTGCCTGGATTAGGGCATCACCTGCTGCCCACATCTCAACGATCCTAGGGATAGGCCAGGCAATCCATTTTACACCAGGCAGTATATAAAACAATACCTTTCGCGGGACAAGAATTGAGCAAATGGCAGCAAATTGTTTGACCCAAGCATATGGGTCAGGTGGCATCATATTACTGATCAGGACCGATGATCGGCCCGTTGCAATAAAATGAAAATAGTTAAGAACAGAGTACAATCGATTTATGTCTCTCATTGAGAAAGCATATAGATTGAAGAGTATTGATAAGATCGGCAGGTTGCGTGTCGATTTGAAGATGTCCTCAACAAACCAGTAGATGATGGTCATGAATACCATCTGAGCCCGGTACTCTTCTAAGTCTTCCGAGACCAGGTCATCTACATGATTATCATTGGTTAACCAATTGAGGAATCCTATCCCGTCTTCGGCTGATCCGTAGGGGTTCTCTTTGAGTATCGCCAAAAAGGACGCTCCCTTAGGTATTTTACGACCATTTTTATGATAGAGAGACAACCACACAAATTTGGCAATGGGGTAATTTGGATTTCTCATTAGATAGGACGGGTCTAGCCCCTTGAATTCGGGCATCGACCGTGCGACATGATTCGGTATTGCGAACATAGCCTCTCGAAGCCGAATCAATCCATACAACGCTGCTTCTGCCCGTGGTATCCGCGGATTCCACATAAGTAGCTTCCGATGGTCCTTGCTCATTTTTGTATTTCTGACATCCTGTGGGCGTAGGGCTATGCTCATTATGTTTGCGTAATCAGGCCACCGGTGTGACTTGAGCCATGCCAGAATACTTTTTGTCGCACCCTTGTATCGATCACGTTCTGCATTGGCTACCAACAAGACTCCGACGCGATCTCCAGTTTCATCAAACTTTTCAGTAATGTTGATTATTTTGAAGAAACGGAGCATTATTTGCGACACCTCTTTCATATATTCATCAGTGAGTGTGTCATACACATCAGGCAAATGTGCTGTTAAATATGCAGAACCAATGACACCCTCGATATGCTTCATTAGGAAGGCGGCGTCACGAAAGCCAGAGACACGCACCCTGTACTCTGTGCGCTTCATAAGTAGCGCCATACGATCCCCAGCTATTGAATAAGCGGGAACCGGTAGCCCAGCTATGTTGTAATACTTTATGGATGTTTCAGGGACAGGAATTGGCCTCAGCCCAACCAAAGCCAAATTTTCAAACCCCTCAGCCTCAATTGTTATGACCATACCAAACTGATTCCTAATGTACTCAATGACTCTAGGCCAGACATCATCGTCTTCATTCGAGCCAATGGCATCATCATCGCCTGCATTACCTAAGACATTCTTGTCCCAAAAACGTGCTGGATCTTGGTTAGTGACCATCGACCATGCCGTTATTATTATCAGCCTAAAAGCGTCACGATTGTCGACACCTGTATTCCCTTGCCCAGTCATCAACCCTTGGGTGTGCGGTAGTTGCTCACCAGTAGCGAGGTTTATGAGTCCAGCAAACCTTAAGGCTAAATAAGTCGCCCAATTTTGGGACTCGGCTATTGGTTTTATTAATTGCCCATCATAACCAAGTGACCGGAGTTCGGCAAGAGCATCAACCGATATCACTGGGGGTAATTTTGAATCAAACTCGGTGGCATCTGCCATGATAACTTTGTTCATTGTCTTAAGCACATCATAAAAAGGGCGAAACCCTCCCTCAGTCCTGGGGACGGCGTTCATGACGAAAGCATCAATAGGAGGCTGCCTCCGGGTAACTTCCACGGATGAACAATATTGGATTAGATTCGACATTAGGTCCGCGGCCACTATTGTACGTATGTTCTTACCATCTAACAGTTTTTGCAGCTTGATGATATCGCTTTTAACAAAACAGTGGGCCATTGAGCCCGGGTGTATGCCCTCTTGCAGATATTTTTCAGCCAACCGAACCATTGCCGCGAAAACCCCCAATCTGACAAGCTCTTTACGGTCACGGATATCAGGGATGAATGGTAAGCCAGGCGAATATTTCTTTATGATCTTATTAACAGCAGCACCGGGTGTTAACCATTGTGCATTTTTGTACATCGATGGAAACTTATCGGCTAATGCGTGAGCAGCTCGTAAGCTTCGCGTTCGAACTATATCGTCAATAGGCACAACATCAACATCATAGCGACTGATGCTCTGCACTATACGCTCTTTTGTGGCAAACCACGTACCATCGAGCCCAGCAGGAACACCTTTATCGTGAAGGCTCCGAACAAATGCCGACGCTGTCTCATGCACCCCAACCGTATCCGGCATGAGCGGAGCCAGCGCCGCCAGCTCCTCCGCTGCAACTGTGGGCTTAGGTGGCAACCTGAACCCTCGGATAGGGATTGATGGTATGTGTGACACATCAGCACCAAAATCCTTTAACTGTTGCAAGCGATTTGTCGCCCATTCGTGGTAATCAGGTGTTGTTTCTGGTGCGACCATTATTTTGCACCCTAATGCAAATTTATCAGCTGGCGATAGATTTGTGAAGTTGTTTGGGTTCAATAGTGCCCAAACTGTCTTCGGCCTTCTTCGAGCTTCTGGTAACAAGCCGGACAATAAACTACGACTAGCGTAGAAATACTCGGCCAGAGTTAAATACCCTATGTTAGTGTAATCATTTAAGCCTGTAAAGATCAATTCGAGCAGGCGATCAGCCAGTACAAATATATTAATACTCATGCTTGTCACAACATTTGATAGAGCTTGTATAAAGCCTAGTGGTGCGATATTTGCGGATGCCCAGTCACGAATGGTCGATAGACCATATGAGACATGGGACATTATACCCACTGGACTATGAGCCCAACCAGCTGCACTCCACAACCATTTACGAAGAAACAAATCGCCCTGTTCAGGCGGTACGATCGCTAATTGCTTGAGACAATTATGTAGAATAGGAATCATGAGCTCTTGAGCTACATGGTCAGGTGTTCCGGAACTTAGCATAGCAGCTAAAATACTACCGGTGATCTCGACTATGTCATCGATGAAAGGGGACGTGTGGACGATTTCAGCTCCGGGCAGAGATCCTGTTAGCAAATTGCACCACACAGGGTCGACACAGACGAGTCGGTATGTCACTGTGTACCATTGAATATACCAATCGTCAGTGTTAGTGGGTGTCTCTGTTCGCCCTAACCACCTGAAAAGGGCGTGAAAATGCCCGCGAAGCTCGTCACCGACATTAGGCATCCCAAATGGATTGGACTGATCTAATAGATCTTCAATAGAGTTCGCTCGCAGTAGTACAAATATTGGTTCCCCCTGTTTTAACATCTTTTGGAATAATTTCCAAATATGATGGTGGTAGTTGATTCCTTTGTCAATTTGCCTCACTTCTTCATAAAAAGCGGCTTCGATCTGCTTTAGTGTCAATAAATCTATTTCCGTGAACCAACTGAAATGTTCAACATGCTCTTGCTTCACAGTCTGTAGAATTTCGTCAATAATCTCAGGTGGGATATCATTGGCCAGTCTCTTCTTGAGCCCTGTAAGAGTCTTTGCTGACCACCGGATGTACAACTCTTTATACTCGGGTGAGGAGATGACAGTCTCCTTGGCGAACACTTTGGCCGCTAAATAGTTCCTTCTGGTTGGTGAGTCCGGTTGATTGGCTTCCATGGCTACAACCACATAAGGTGAGATTCTGGAAGTGGATTTGTCCTCTGGATCGATCTCAAAGCAAACCTTCCTTAGGGTATTGATATATTTGATATCATGTGTGTAAAGAACGCCACGATTGAGAAAATCGTCTAGCAACTGCTGGATTTTAAGATTAGGTGCCTTCACAGGAATATCATGTTCCAACAGATCATGTTTTATCTCTTCTTGCTCGCCCTCGGGTGGTAGGTTCCTTCTTCTGATAACTTCTTCCATAATCGATTTTCACGATTTTGTCCTATCAGACTAACGTGGGCTTAAACTACACCTACTGGGCCCATTGCGATTTCACAAGGCCCCATTTTAAATTGCACCTGCTGCTCCCAGTCAGCCACATGACCTATTTCCAGTTTCTTACCACAATTTTCACACTCTTCCCAGCGTGTGCCAAAGCCTAAGACGTTTAGATGATGTATATTCTTTAACTTATGGAGAGCACTTGTCCCCAAATATGGTTGTAGAGTGTCTAATGTTAAACCAAACGGTGAGTGCCAAATGCTACCGGCATTCCAATCGTTTGTGGTATAAGTGGCCACTTTTTGTATGGCAAAGTAACTTGGGTTATCGAGTGACTGTTCTAACATGGTGAATCGTCCTCTTAGTATCGCGAGGATTGTTGCAGCGCCAATTGTGAGCTCATTGTTTGATCCTCCATAAAGGCTGATCTCACTAGGGGCTTGATGGGGGGCTGAGTTAATTATCATAACACCACCAACCACCAGGTCCTTAAAAGCTAACAAAGCTGTTGATATATGTAGATATGGCGAGCTGGCGCCCTCTATGGAAGCCAGGCCGAGTCCTACAGAGCCTGCTGCCAATTTAGCTAGCACCAGGGGCACAGTTACACTTTGATCACCTTTCACGACTGTTGATTCATCAGTGATGAATCGTCGTGATGAAACAAACAATTCCTCGGAAGACCACATGTTATCTCCCTTATCCCAGAGGTCAGTTAAGATCACGTGTTTAAAGCGCGACAGCTCCTTAAACACATCGAGGTCCTGATTTTCGAAAGCTCCAACAACAAGTGCGGCTGTGCCTTGAGGTGCTCGCCAAGCCCAAAGTGTTTTCTGGCTTATCAGCCGATCCCCGATTTCTGATCTTTTGACTAATCGGGCTCCTGTTTGCACAGCCTCTTCTGAATTTAGGTCATATCGATAGGTAACATCAACGACATCTTCGTTCCAAGTGAGGAATTTCTTGTAATCCGGGATGTCCCACGAGTGATCAACGACACTAACACCGATCGGGAGGTAACCGTCCAACTCTAATCTCGTGGCGGTAACCCCTGCTGGTTTCACCAACTGCACGAGCTTGGTCTCATTTTCTTTTGTGCGAGGGAAGAGGGAAAAGAACCCTGCAAAATAGTCTGTTGCGCTTCGAGCGTACCCGGATAAATCGGCTCGCTGATTACCTGTTATCGCAAAATATGATCCAATGCCAGCTGAGGCCAAAGCAAAGAGGATTGCCAACATTATAGTGAATTTCACACTAAATCCGATAATATCGGTAGGTGATCCAGTAAAGGCAGCGCCACGCAAGATTTTTCTGTTGCGATCAGGTGAAATGCGCTATCTTTGTCCCATCGCTCAACGTTATTGATGTTATTCTCGTTTTGGACCATAGTCTCCTAACTCTGTTCATAATTATCTCTATGTTTGGCACACCACCAAACCCGCACATTTTTGCTAGGAAGGGGGCAGGATCATTGTCGTTCATGTTAACCATAACATAAGTCCCAATCCTGTCGCCATGGTCTATAATTCGTTGGAACACTAGGCCTAACTTAACGTGAGCTGACCCTTGAATGTCCTTTGGAATAAGTTTGGCTACCCGCTTAACCATGTTTGGATCGACCAATTCACGCCATGGTTTTGGGGCCTCAGTTGGCAGCTCACAGTTATGTTTGTCACCGACGAACCCACAAGAGCAATCATTAGCAGGAACAAAATACCCTGGATAGCTCTCAAATCGATTATGCATCCACAGGGGCCGGGTGTCTATTTTAGAAAATACATTTGGGGAACCGATTAATGGTGCTTGGGACACCAAAACGTTTGGGGCAATCGACACGCGAGCCAGTGGAGGCTGCGTGCCACTAAGGAATTGATTTATTGCGTTTCGACAATTATTATAACCCATTTGTTGCCATGTCCAAATGGGTGGGCTCAACCCATCACCGCCACCACTCATACGAGGCACAATGTTCAGGCTCGGTGAGAGGTTGTTAGGTTCGAATCCTATATAAAATCGTTCATCTAAGATGCCACTTATCTTAAGCACAGTTTCATTCAATTCTCTGTTGTGGCCCCTATCAAAAGCTATAGACGAAGGTATTTCCACCATATTGTCCAGCATCACGTATTTGTCCCCAAACAAATGTGTGCAGACTGTGTCGTAGAATATGTTACGCTGTTCTTTAGCTTTGGGGCATAGTTTCTGCAGGGTGATTAGATCAAAGTCTGGTACCTCCCCAACGTTACCAATAGCCTTTAAGATTTTATCATTCGCACCCTCCCCCACCAACGGCTCGAGCTCACCAGTTTTTGTCATTGTTGGTTTGGCGTAGACGCTAATATCACTAGCCGTCCCATTGATTGTGCTCATGAAAGGCCCTATCAGTGATAAGTTTTCAGTAGCATCCAACGGAGCTATATAATTCCTGATGTAATGTTTCGGGTTCGCTCCCTGAAGCCCCACCGAAACACTATCACTTTTCGGCAGAAATACATTTGGGCAGTGATAGGGTGACATCGCCCCAATGCAAATAGCTTCAATCAAAGGGTGCCGGTAAACTACAAGCGGGACATCACTGATATAACCGAGCACAATGTATTCAGTATAACATCCCTTTATACTACAGGATACCATGACATACCCACTAGTGGTAAAATTTTCATAACTTTTGAGACTTGACACCAGTCGGTCATGGCAATCACCAGCACCTATATTAGCGAGTTTCTTCCTGTATTCCACTCTTGAAGTCTTGCTATACACCAAACCTCCTGCCTCGACATGGTTCTTCCCACAAACAGCCTGCGAATGTTGGGCTGCTGTGAGATTGTCAGACCGAGTTTTCGGAACAATACCCAGAGGGTCTAAAGTTCGGGAGCATGGTTTGGCACGAAATAAAAGAGTGGCGTCTTGATCACCCGCTATTATCAAAAACCGCGCGCAGTTCAGGCATTGATATTTGGTCGCTAAGCGCCAAATGAAAACGGCCTCCCAAACTATAGTCAATTTATGGCTAACACCTGGTTGTGCTGATTGTGTAGTAAAAGTATCAATCTTTTGGTCGGTTAAATAGTCGATGATGGCCGCAGTCAAATAGTTGAAGGCTTTCAAGGCTGACAGAAACATCTAGACTCTCACTAGATTGCTCAATGAGCTATTATTTAACAGCTTATATCTCTCTTGGCGCCAGAGGCGTTAAATACGTCAATCTAGCAAACCAAGCGTTCATAACGTAGGAAAAATCCCCGTTGTTTTGCTCGACGAGCTCGACAACTTGTCGGCAAGCATTGGAAAGCAAGCTGGCTAGCCCTGACGATCTCACTGACATGCCTCCCAAGGCAGGTATTGTCGTGAGAACCGTGTAGGTTCCTGCTAAAGCCAATGCTGTTGTGGCAGATAACGCAGCTCCCAACAAATTAACCAACATAATCGGGACGGCTCCCAAACATAGCCTGGAGCTGCTATCCTTGGCTAACGACCAAATGACGGTGTAGCAGTTCCATGTTGGCCCATAAGGCAAAGCCGGCAATGTGCTAATATTGCGTCGAACTGTCGATAACGACAGCATCGTAGGAAAGACAAAGGGCGAGTGGAAGTTACCTTCCCTCAACCGACAAGTATAAAGTCCGAAAGAGTTCTTGGTGCCCTCTGCACGCAATTTAGCGTGGGGGAAAACCAGAGCCACGTGAACTACAGGTATGTAAGACCAGACAAAGACAAATTCTAAAACAGCATATTCATCATCGGGCGGCAGAGAGCCATCTGGTGAGATCCCGAGGCTCATTGGGACCCAGGATATTAGCCAGGTGAGTGTCGGTTTCAATTGTTCAATGGCCAAAACGGCTAGAAGACCAAACCCCCATCCTTTCCGTTGGGCGACCCAAAAAGCGACGATGGAGGCCATTAGTCTGCTATTTAAACTAACAAACCGGCCGGTTAACCATATATAATTTTTCGACAAGGTCCACAACATCGTGTCAAAGACCTTGGCAAGTAATGTGTAAAACACCATTGTTTTAAACGGCACTGTTGCCCTGCCATCCAACATCAGGATCAGCGTTGTCACTGGCATAGTTGAAAAGAATGTGGCTTTATTGATTCTACTTAAAAACAGGTAAAGGATCAAAAGCCTAAACAAAGTCAAGCCGATGTTTTCTGGTCCATACCAGGCCCAAATAGCCTTAACATTATACCAGTTGGAGCGCATCCACACTCCGAAATAAGCCGGTTCTGATTTTGCTAACGCCAGAAAACACGCATCTGGATCCTGCCCATCGACAAAACCATTACCCGCATCGAAGGGGTTACGGTACTCACGATCGAGGGCTTCGCCGATTACAACAACTTTACATCCTGACAAAGCCGCTCGCGCAACGCCGCCAACGGTCCCTTTTGTGTAAATCGTGTCGTAAGCTGTCATTATGACACCATGATCACCATCTGGTAATAAGGGTATATGCTCGTACCCAGGAGGGGCACGACCATCACCACCCCAATACGCGGCCTCTGTCCTTGGCTTCGATTTATTTAATAAGGCTGTCATAAAACTGGATCCATCAGCTGATGTGGGTAAACACCCGGCTGAAGCAAAAGCTCCAATTCTAATGTCAGGATAATGAACCAGCCCAATTAGGGCTGATGCGAAAGCAATTAAAACGTTATTTGATGACACAAAAGGATAAATAATATCCTCTGGTGGAGCCAAAGTATAACTTATCGACCCTATTTGATATAGTTGGTGTGGCACCCAAACAACTCTTTGCTGAAATGCCGCGATGTACTCGCGTGCTCTCATGAACAGCTGAATTCTACGTAGCTCGTCTGTGTTTTGCATGTCCGCCAGTACCAACCCCTCAGCTTCTGTGTTGAGGTGGATGACTGTCACTTTAACACCAAGGGCTGCCATGTATTTCGCATTCGCCAATAGCGGGTTTCGATCACCTCGCGACCCAAAAGTGAAAATGATCAAGCCACCGTGTGTGTGAGATATCTCGGCCACTATATTTTCGCCGGGAGCTGACGATGGTGCAAATCGGGTATCCGAGGCCGATATCTCGTCATACTGGACGACAAGTATGTCAGGGCGAACGGTAACCGTTGATATCGGTCGCGGATCAGCTAACGCATGGGCGAACGAAACTCGACCTTCATCCACATACGTGTGCCCAAGAGCCTTCATGTAGAATAAGTTTTCGCGAGAAAAATCAGCCACGTAAGAACCAATCCGTCTTGATGACGAGTCGACTATCACGTAATTAACTATCACAGTCTTTGGCATTTTATCTGACACGAGCGGCGCCATAATTGGGGGTAGCCCAGTGTCGGAGATTAGAACGGTTGTCAGTCTTTCCACCATCGCTGGGACTATTTCATCCCAGCCATAGCAAAACCCACATGTGTAATACAAGTAGCACACCTCAAACGCAGTCAGGTGAGTGTAACCCGACGTGATATATGCTGCACCCATATAAAATGGGTAAGCGTGGCCAATGCTTGCCGAACTCCAGGGTATTTTCAAGTTTTCTAAAACAGTGGTATTCAGGCCTTCGTAGTAACCCTGATTTTGGTTCACAATAATGAAATTGACATGCATGGGACAGATCATTGCTAAAACAAGTCGGAACCCTGCGATAGATATGTTGTTTCCAATGACTTGGCACACTAAAACATGATTGTTACCAGCGCGCAAAATCGGCCATTTTTCCACGAGAGCATCAAAAGTCATCACAGATTCGACAATAATCACATTATCGCGGTTGGGGTCCAGCAACACATATTTGTCCACCCGATCCAAAGTACAAGCGGATAAAATGTACGTCCCCCCATCCGAAAAATTTAGTCTGGCATATTTAATGACATACTGAAATTGACTCCATAGTTTGCCAATGTTAATCCAATCCTGAGCAGGTAAATTCTTAATGGAACTAGTTCTCACGCCAATATCAAACTTTTTAATGGCAGTTAGAACTTTTGGATTCCAACTGTGTAAAGTCCCACTAAAGCATTTGACACACCGTATGCCGTGGCACATGTTCTCCTTCCGCCAAATCTTAGAGGGTGGCAACGCATATAATCCATCCACGGTTGACTCTGGTATGTACGCAACTGGCTCAATCTTTGTATGGTCCAATATCGTATGCGGACACTTTGCCAGATCGGTTATACCTAAGAGACGCCCAATTCTAGCCGTGAGATCCTCAGTCGGGTCAAAGCGACAAGAGAAAGGGGTACCTCTGAAGTCTGGATCGTCCACATCAACTTCAAACGGAGCATCACATTCAGAGAGGTTATTGAGAGGACCCCATATGGTTGAGTCCGCAGGTGCAACTTGGTGCTCACATCTCCTTCGGATTACGGAATAAACAGTTCGATCTAACGCCCAACGTTTTATTGGGAATGTGAGATGATTGCAGTGCTCACAGATTGTCTCTGTGGCAACTGCCCTAGGGGGTGAGTGCTTATAGGTAGAGGTCTTCTTAATGATCCTCGTTTCGCCAGACAGCCGTGTGATGCTGGACAAGGGTAACGATTGATAAACCAACGATATTAAAACATATGCAGCCGGCTTGGCCTTTTGGATGAACACATCTATAATGCCAATAACTGGTAATGGTATCGCCCGAAGGACTAGCCTAAAAGGGGACATCGCAAATTCCCAAGTTGTTTGAGGAGGCGGCGGAGCATCCTTAGGCGCTTCAGTTGGTAATTCGATGTCATCAGCATCGATAGGAGGCAAATCCTCCTCGTCTTGGGCGACTACATCCAGCCAACTTTGACCATTTGTAGCAGTGTCGCCTAAAATCACTCTTTGCCTCAGCGGGGCACGATCCCCTAACGATGGGATGAGAGGATACATCCATCCAATGGGTGAATAACCTTGTCGTGAATTAGTGTAAAGTGTCCATGCAGACCCAAATAGACTTGGTAAACCACCCCAAAGCGGTAAATAACTATTTCGCGTCGAGCTCATGTTTGCGATTCTCACGCAAATGCCACTATGATTGGGCTAGCAAAACGACTGCTAAAGGTCACCGTGAATTACCATACACCAAAAGTGATTGTTGCATGGCTTTCATTCGGTCAGGGTGTTGTGCCAATAAAGCCGCAAACTTATCAAAGTTCCCAACGTCAGCGACTATCAACATATGCTTCAAGTCGTTATCGTTTGGTTTGGTTAATCGGGCAACCAGAAATGTGTCGAAATCATCGGACCAACTATTTGATGTGTCAACCTCTTTCAGTAAATCCTGATAGACGTCCATGGGCACATAACCATCTATGACATCCATCATATGGATCTCATCGCAGGTCTTAGACCCATTCTTGAAGCTCGACAGTGCGTCAGTGGCATCAAGATATTTATTCTTCATTCCCCTGTACATATCCTTCATATCCGCCAGTTTCTTGATCAACTCGGATGAGATAGCTTTGGATTTGTTAAACTCCTCTTGAGTTTCGAAATATCGCGCCATCTCCATTGGATATAAAATGGCTAAGGTCACATTGGCCGCCAAGCCCATTGTTCCCACAACTATGACTATGGCGAGGAACATATCGTAACAAATGCACAGTGTAGGAATCTCACTTACAATGACCAAAGAGGGTCTCCGAACAGCCACCACTATTGCGGTGCGCAAAACTCAGCGCTTGGCGCAACAACAACCACCAATCAACTCATACAAACAACGTATGAGATCAACAAGACAAATCTGAAGTCTTTAAACTCAGACCGTAATGTAGCTGAAAAGCGATCATCATTACAGAGCCC